TTTGGAGACAATTTCTAAAAGCTCACAGGGTTGGATGGATTATTATAATACTGCACAGTACTATGATAATGATATATTTTATAGAGACACTTGTACTTTAATGTACTTCAATTACAAGACAACAAACACCTTTACTTATAAGAAAAAAATAAATGATGCAGGTGCTATAAAAATGGTTCAAAAAGATGACACATTTAACCCACCTGCTGAGATGCTTGAAGAAGGAAACTTTGAGAAAGTGTCTAAGACAATTGATGTGTGGTATGAGGGTATAATGGTAATGGGTACAAATATCATTTTAAAGTGGGAGATGGCTGAGAATATGGTTAGACCTAAATCAGCATCACAACACGCTATACCAAATTATATAGCAGTAGCACCTCGTATGTATAAGGGTGTTATTGAGTCTTTGGTTAGAAGGATGATACCATTCGCAGACTTGATTCAGATTACTCATTTAAAACTTCAGCAAGTTATATCTAAGGTTGTACCTGATGGTGTATTTATTGATGCAGACGGTCTTAATGAAGTAGACTTAGGAACAGGTAATGCCTACAACCCTGCAGATGCTTTGCGATTATACTTTCAAACAGGTAGTGTTATTGGTAGAAGCTATACACAGGATGGAGACTATAATCAGGGTAAAGTTCCTATTACACAACTAACAAGCAGCTCAGGAGCTTCTAAGACACAAATGCTTATTGGCAACTATAACCATTACATGGATATGATTCGCTCCGTAACAGGCTTAAATGAGGCTAGAGACGGTAGTTCTCCTGACCCTAATGCTTTAGTTGGAGTTCAGAAATTAGCAGCATTAAATTCAAACACAGCTACAAGACATATTCTTGATGGAAGTTTATATATGTACAGAACTTTTGCTCAGGCATTAACGTACAGAATATCTGATATTTTAGAGTATGCTGATTTTAAAGATGAGTTTATAAACCAAATCGGAAAATACAACGTAAGTATTTTAGGAGAGATATCTGATTTATATATTTATGATTTTGGTATTTTTATAGAAGTTGCACCGGATGAGGAGCAGAAAGCTATGTTGGAACAAAATGTTCAAATGGCTTTACAGAAAGGTGACATTAATCTTGAGGATGCTATTGACATAAGAGAGCTTAGAAATTTAAAGACCGCAAATCAGCTTTTAAAGCTGAAGAGAAAAACAAAGCAAGACCGTGAGGATAAAATGAGAATGCAGGAGCAGCAGCAGCAGCAAGAAGCAGCGATGCAAGCTCAACAAATGAAGGCTCAAGCAGATGCTCAAAACATTCAAATGCAGTCTCAGGCTAAAATGCAAGTAAATGATGGTCTTATTCAAGGTCAGATAGCGAAACTGCAAAGAGAGGCTGAACTGAAAGAAGTTCTTATGGACAAGGAGTTTAGTTTACAAATGCAGTTAAGGCAAATGGAAGTAGATGCTTTGTCAAGTAGAGAGAATCAAAGAGAAGTGGCTAAGTCTGATAGAATTAGTCAACAAAATACCGAGCAAAGCAATTTAATAAATCAAAGAAAAAATAATCTACCCTCATTCAATTTTGAATCAAATGAGGATAGCTTGGACGGATTTGATTTAGCAGAGTTTGACCCAAGGTAAAATATAAATTAAATCTAAATCTAAATTAAATATGGAATTTACAAATGTAAAAGTAGTTTCGGATATCGAAGAAAAATCAGTACAACAAGTTGAAGGAGAGTTGCTTGATAAGCACGAACAGAAACTAGAAGGAACTGAATCAGTTGCTGTTAATAATTCCGAAGAAGAAACCACTATAGATAGTGGTGCAGTTCTTCAGAACGACTTAAAAGAAGAGGATGTTCTCTCTTTTATGAGAAACAGATACGGCAATGAGATTAATTCTCTTGACGACCTGACTCAAGCACGAGAAGAAAATAGCGAACTACCTGAAGATGTAGCCGCTTATTATAAATATAAAAAAGAAACAGGAAGAGGTATAAAAGATTTTGTTAAGTTAAACGAAGACTTTGATGCAAAAGACCCTGATAAATTATTAAGAGAGTATTTAACCGCTACAGAAAAAGGACTAGACGCAGAGGATATTGATTCAATGATGGAAGATTACTTCTACGATGAAGACCTTGACGAGGAGTCTGATATTAGAAAGGTTAAACTTTTAAAAAAGAAAACAATTGCTAAGGCCAAAGATTATTTTGAGTCTGAAAAAGAAAAATACGGAACATCCCTTGAGTCAAGTGGGTTATCCCTTTCTTCGGAGGAACAACAAAAAGAGTTGACGGATTATAAGCAGTTTGTTAGTGAGGCTAAGACTAAGGAGGAAGAAATATTGCGAAAAGCCGATTGGTATAAGCAAAAGACTTCAGAAGTTTTCGGAAGTGAGTTCAAAGGTTTTGAGTTCATTGTTGATGGAGACAGAAAAGTTAATTTCAAACCGGGAGAAACAAGTGAGTTGCTGAACAAGCATCAATCACCTCAAAACTTTGTAAATGATTACTTAGATGAGGATGGTATGCTAAGTGATTCAATTGGATACCATAAGTCATTAGCCGTGGCAATGAACCCTGATAAGTTTGCTAAGTTCTTTTATGAACAAGGTAAGGCTTTTGGAAAGGATGATGTACTAAAGCAGACTAAGAACGTGAATATGTCTTCTAGAAATGCACCTGAATTTACCTCTCAAGGGGGAACGCAAGTTAGAGCTGTCAACCCTAGCTCAGGGCGTGGCTTGAAAATAAGGAGCAACAAAAAATAAAAATTAATATTAAAAATTAGAAAAAATGGCAGGACAAGTAAATGCAACGCCCGGATTCGATTTGCAGCCAAGTGCATCGCAAACACCGTTATCCACAAATTATATTACCAACTTTGATTTCTTAAATCAGTATCTTCCGGATACTTACGAGAAGGAATTTGAGCGTTATGGTAACAGAACAATCTCATCTTTCTTACGTATGGTAGGTGCTGAGATGCCTTCTAACTCTGACCTTATCAAATGGGCAGAACAAGGAAGATTACACACAAAGTATGTAGACTGTCTATCTTCAGGAGCAGCAGCAGATGATACTGCTACTATTACAGTAAATGACGTTTTAGTACCGGCAAATCAAGCAGCAGGACAAGCATCGCAAATTGCGGTACGTGTTGGTCAGACTGTAATGATTATCGGAAATGCAGGTGGTGGTTCTAACAAAGCAGTAGTTACTGCGGTTGATACTGCAGCAGGAACTTTTGATGTAGCTTATTACGAAGCGGCAGGACAAGCGTTTGGTCAACTAGAGGTTTGTACTATATTCATTTATGGTTCAGAGTTCAAGAAAGGAACAAACGGAATGCAAGGTTCTTTAGAAGCTGATGACGTTATCTTTGAAAACTCTCCAATTATCATAAAAGATAAATACTCTGTATCAGGTTCTGATATGGCTCAAATTGGATGGATTGAAGTAACAAGTGAGAATGGTGCTTCAGGATACCTATGGTATTTGAAGTCTGAGCACGAAACTCGTTTACGTTTTGATGACTACTTAGAAACAGCAATGATTGAAGCAGTTCCTGCAGAAGTAGGTTCAGGTGCAATTGCAGCAGGTGGAGATGTAGGAAACAAAGGTTCTGAAGGTGTATTCCACGTAGTCTCTAACAGAGGTAACGTATGGGGTGGAGGAAATCCAACTACATTAGCAGAATTTGATACCATCGTTAGTCGTTTAGACAAGCAAGGTGCTATTGAAGAGAACGTATTATTCGTTGACAGAGATTTTTCTTTTGACATTGATGATATGTTAGCTACACTTAACGGTTACGTTGCAGGTGGTTCTTCTAACTCAGCGTCTTTCGGTTTGTTTGACAACGATACTGAAATGGCATTGAACTTAGGATTCTCAGGATTCCGTAGAGGTTACGATTTCTACAAGTCTGATTGGAAATACCTAAACGACCCAACAATGCGTGGTGGTCTTGCAACAGGTGCAGGTTCAGGTAAAGTAAGTGGTATGTTAGTTCCTGCAGGTTCTACATCTGTTTATGACCAAATCTTAGGGAAGAATGCAAAGCGTCCTTTCTTACACGTGCGTTACAGAGCTTCAGAAACTGAAGACAGACGTTACAAGACTTGGATTACAGGTTCAGCAGGTGGAGCACAAAACTCTGACCTTGATGCAATGGAGGTAAACTTCTTGTCTGAGAGAGCAGTATGTACTTTAGGTGCAAACAACTTCTTTATCTTCCAAGATTAAGTAGATTAAATATTGGATGGTGTCTTCAAGGACACCATCCTTTTTTATTATAAATTTTAAATCATATCAAATGAAAAAAGGTACAAAACAATTCGTAGACAAAACTTACAAACTAACAAGAGACGCAGCTCCTCTTTCTTTTATGCTGCCAACTAGGAACTCAAGAAGATTTCCGTTATTACATTTTGACGATGTAGCAGGTACAAACCGTGCTCTTAGGTACGCACGTAATCAAGCCTCTCCATTTGAAGATGAGCAAGATGGAAATGCTATACTAGAACCTGTTATTTTTGAAGATGGTTTCTTAAATGTTCCAAAAAACAATCAAGTATTACAAGAGTTTTTACACTACCATCCGTTAAACGGAAGAAAGTTTATTGAAGTAAACGAGGCAAAAGATGCAGCAGAGATTGTTGAAATCTTAAACTTAGAAGTAGATGCTTTAATTGAAGCAAGACAGCTTTCTGTAGAAATGATAGAGAATGTTAGCCGAGTATTATTCGGGAAAGATTCATCTAAAGTGTCAACAGCAGAGCTAAAGCGTGATATTTTAATCTATGCAAAAAGAGAGCCACAAGAGTTTTTAAATATTCTTGGAGACCCTATGTTAAAGCTACAAGGTAATGTTGCTTTGTTCTTTGACAAGAAGCTAATTACTTTTAGAAAAAACAAAAAAGAAGTGTGGTTTAACACTCCAAGTAACAAATCTAGAATGCTAGTAGTTCCTTATGGTGAAGACCCAATGTTTATCGTAGCTTCTTATTTAACAAGCGATGAAGGATTAGATTCGTTAAAACTGCTTGAAAGTATTTTAGAGTCTTAATAATAAATATTATAAGATAGAACAGGAGGTCACAAAAATGTGGCCTCTTTTTTTTTCCTATCTTTGTAAAAAAGTTTACGATGATAAACGCAGTAAGAAACACAGTATTATCTGTGCTAAATAAAAATAACTACGGATACTTATCTCCGTCAGATTTCAACTTGTTTGCGAAACAGGCTCAGTTGGATATATTTGAGAACTACTTTTACGAGTACAACTATCAAATAAATAAAGAAAACGCAAGACAATCAGGAGATGGATATGCCGATATAACTAAAGGCATAGAAGAGGCTATTGATATATTTTCAGTTACATCAGGTTTGTCTCAGAACTTTGAAAATCTTTATTTTGCACCTTCCTCAACAACAACCGGAAGTGATTATTATTTATTAAACAAAGTATTAGTATACCAAACTCTTTTAGACGAAGGTGAAACGACAGCTACTGTTGGAGGTGGTAATAAATTAATTGATGACCAAGCAGATTTTACCGTAGATATAAACGTAGGTGATATAGTAGCACTAACTAAATTTGGTGGTGTTGAGTATGTTATAGTTACTTTAGTAGAGAGTGCAACAACGCTTCAAACAACAGGTGGAGCAGGTACTTGGAATGCAATTGGAATAGATTATTCTATTTTTAAAAAAGGAAGTAAGTTAGAAGAGGCAGAGCAAGTTTCTCATAGCAAAATAACTATGCTTTCTAATTCTGTATATACTGCACCAACACTAACATTCCCTGCTTATACTCAAGAGGATATTAGTTTAACAGTATATCCTGATACAATAAAAGCAATTGGACAAGTAAAATCTCAGTACATAAGATATCCTAAAACTCCAAAATGGACTTACATAGACCTGCTAAACGGAGAGCCTGCATTTAATGCATCTGCTGCTGACTATCAAGACTTTGAAGTACCATTAGACGATGAGGTTGGTTTGATTTTAAAAATACTTCAATACGCAGGTGTGTCTATTAGAGAGGCAGACATATATCAGTTTGCACAAGCAGAGGAACAACAGACTAATCAAGAACAATCATAATGGCATATATATCAGAATATCAGTATTACGAAAATGGAGGAAACCCTCCAATAGATGAGAATTGGGGTTCATATCAATATGTATCTCTGTATGATATAGTCAACAACTTTATGTTGATGTACTCAGGAAACCATAATCTTGTAAATAACGAAGAGAGATATAGAGTATTGTTTCATGCCAAGCGTGCAGTTCAAGAATTAAACTATGATGCTTTTAAGGAAATAAAAGCATTAGAATTAAACGTAGACAGTCAGCTTAGATTTATATTACCTCCTGATTATGTTAATTGGGTTAGGATATCTCAATATAGAAATGGCCTATTGTTTCCTTTAAGCGAAAATATTCAGACACAGTCTTCTGCAGCATATCTACAAGACAATACAGGTAAGATTTTATTTGACATAGACGGTAATATACTAAGACCTGAATTTTCTAATCTTGATTATGACAGGATTATAGGTATGGGGCAAAGTATATACTTAGACCAAAACAACGGACAGTTTAATGGACTTCCGGGATATAACTGTGATGGTAATTGGTATTTTGAGTTTGGGATTGGTGCAGCTTTTGGATTAAACACAGAGACTGCAAACGCAAATCCAACGTTTACTATTGATAAAGCAGCAGGTGTAATAAACTTTAGTTCAAGCATGGCTAATCAAATAGCTGTTCTTGAGTATGTTTCAGATGGTATGGAAGGTGGAGATGACTCTAGAGTTAACGTTAACAAGCTCTTTGAAGAGTATGTTTATGCATTTATAGAGTTCTCAATACTAAACTCTAAACTTAATGTTCAAGAATACATTGTAGCAAGAGCTAGAAAACGTAAATCAGCACTTCTAAGGAACGCAAAAATAAGAATAAGCAATATACATCCGGGAAGATTATTAATGAACCTGAGAGGTCAGGACAAGTGGATTAAGTAATATGGCAAACACATCTAGAAATTTTATTAAGGGTACAATGAACAAGATGTTGGATGAGCGACTGATTCCTAACGGACAGTACGTTGATGCATTAAATATTCGCATGGGGTCTACAGAGGGTTCTGAGATTGGTGTTATAGAAAACGCCAAGGGTAACGAACTCTTAACAAGTATATCTTACAATGGGATACCATTAAGTAGTAAGGCTCGTTGCATTGGTGCATACGAGGACGGAAGTAATGAGACTATCTATTGGTTTATTCACGATAGTATGTTTATTGGTTCTCCTACAAATAAGATTGACTTGATAGTATCGTATGATACTAAAACAAGCAGTACACAATATCATATTATTTCTATAGACAGCGGATTATCAGATGGTAATACAACTTTAAATTTTAATCCAAAGTATCTTATAACAGGTGTAGATAAAGTAGAGGAGTTGTTATTTTTTACAGATAATTACACAGCTCCAAAGCAAATTAATGTAACAAAGAACTATCCTAATCCTGTTGCAGGAGTAGACGCTATTTCTTTAGAGTCATTGCTTGTTATTAAAAGACCTCCTGTAACTTCTCCTAGTATTGAACCTATAACAAATGCAAGTACAAGTAACTTTTTAGAAGACAGGTTTATATCTTTTGCATACAGATACAGGTACGAGGATGGAGAGTATTCAGCAACATCTCAATTTAGTGCCGCCTCTTTTATACCGGGTTCATTTAACTACAACGTTGCAGCCGCATTAAATGACGGTATGTTAAACGCTAGAAATGCAGTTAATATTACATACAACACGGGAGGCCCACTTGTAAAGTCGGTTGACCTTTTGTTTAAGGATATGAACTCTAGTGTAATTAAGATTATAGAGAAATTAGATAAAGAAGAACAAGGTTTACCTGACAATTCAGATGAAACCTATGTTTTTGATAATAGTAAAATATTTACAGTACTACCGGCTTCAGAAATATTAAGACTGTTTGACAACGTACCTAGACTAGCTGATGCTCAGACCCTTATGGGAAACAGGTTAATGTATGGTAACTATCTTGAGGGTTATGACCTAAAAGACTTAAATGGTAATACTACTAAGTTAGAGTATAGTACAAGTTTAAATTCTGAAACTGTAGGATTAAGTCAACAATCATACGCATTAGGAGAAGGTGCTTATAGTATCAATGGAGGATTTAATATTCCTGAGTCTATAATAGAAATAGACTTTGCAGGAGTAGACCTTAAGGTAGGAGCAAGTATAAGTATATTGCTTAGATTTTCTCACGCTCTATGGAGTGGAGGAAGTCCACAGCCTACCGACACTTTAGCGGAAACAACTATAACCTTTTCATATACACTTACAAGCAATTTTAGCAATATATACGAGCTTTCTGTTTTCCCTGATTTTGTACAGAGAATAG